CCTGTGAGTGTCCCATGTGCACACATGGGATCAGGTTTATTAATAATAATGGGCGACGTTAAGGCACACACATGATCGTGTCCGTCAGCCCAATTTTCCACAGGCAACTAGGAGAACCAGGGCGGCTCCCAATTGCCTCCTTTCTTTATCAACAGTTCTTTACGAAAAGGAATACCAGAGAACTCAGCCCTTTCTGAAAAGAGCCAGTCCTTAGAATCCCAATCTATAAAATGAGCGGCTGTTGATAAACGTTGTTCGTGAAGGATCTGCATGGCAGGAGGAATACCATACTTGATGTGAAATTTTTCCCTCACAGAATCACTGACCTGCAAGTCAGGTGTCCGTGGCAAATTTTTGAGATCAAAACCTTTGAAGATATATTCAATACCAGAGCTCGACAAATAACGATTGTCCACTTTACTTTTAGAATCAATAGGATAAATACAACCAACAGCATTAAAAATCGGCAAACCCCGAGTGAATTCAATGAACCCAACTCTGAGAGTTGCAAAATAATGCTTATTGATGCCATTAACCGAAACATTCCTAGTAACATTGACAAGGTTAGTAAGTAGATCTACAATGGGTTTCATATAAATGGGTTCGACACCACCCTTCCCATCATCGCGGTATTCAATAACACTACGACAAAAAGGCAGTTTGGTGACGTCCTCATTAACTCCTTCAATTTTGAACTCAAAACCTATAGACTTAGTCCTACGTATAAATGAATCCATGACAGATTTAGCAACGTTGTCCTCAAAGAAACTCAAGCGTTCAACAGGCACACCAATCAACATATCGTCACCAGCGATCTTATAAGCACAAAGATCAGCTAGACGACCCAGGCCAAATCGAACAGCAGCATAAGCTACAATCTTATTGCCAGGGCAAGTTGAGGCGGTTCCAGACTGACGGTTTCCATAAACAGAACCTTTAAGACCTGGAGACTGCAATTTAGCACGGTCTTGAGATTCCAACACCAACTCCAAATATTGGTGATCGAAATCAGGAAAAAGAACACGTGCGAGCGCAAGAAATGCGGATCGAACATCAACAGATTTCCAATCTTCATTGCCATCCATATTACTTATATCAAGTGAATACCAGAGATATTTGTGATCTGAGGATAACCTCAAAACATCCCGAGCAACCTGAACAGGATTCTGGCTGGTAGTGAAAACAGGCACTGTTTCATTTGTAGGATTCATGACCGCGTGAAGACAACGACTAATCCATCTAGAATAAACCAACTCTATCAAAATGGGAGTATAAAGTGGCTCATTGACACGAATTACATGTTTATGCCAACCATCGTGATCGGCGTGGAAAAACTCATGATCAACCGGTGAACGGAAGACCTGGGGCACAATAGCTCGAGGCTTGACGAAAGTGCCTTCAACCTTCCTCTCACCATGTTTGGTAAAAGGTGCAAAGGAAAAAGGATTATGTTTCTTCAAGTAACTCATAGGCATAGCTCGCAAAATACGAAGACCAGATAAGGCCTTAATATACCGCAAACGAAGTGCACCAGTTTTTGTGAGGATAACCTGTTGATAGGTTTCGAGATAGTTATTTCCCTTCCCTGGTATGTCGGACAGAATCGCC